GGTGGGGGCTCGTGCGGCGGTGGGGGGTCGTGCGGCGGCTGCAGGTTCGCCTGTTTCTTCTTCTTCGAAGTGAGCGGGTGCGGTATCGGTTTGTGTTCTGCCTTGCAGTAGATCCTTCATGGTATTGATGAGTTTCTCGGATTCGGCGGCGGACGCTTGCGTGCAGTCATCCGCTTCGCTGGGCAGTAGAATGCCGAGATAGATGTTTTGTTCGTTTGTTCCGTAAGGTGCGTACGTGTGTGCCAATCCGGCTTCTGCCAGCGACGTCATGTTGAGCGCTGGTTTTGTTTCGCGCGCGGTGGTGATTCGGAAAGGGTCACGCAGGTTGTTGTACAGTTGAAGTTGTCGGTCGCGCGGCGACGTGGTGTATGTCACGGGTGCCGCTTTGGTGACGGCGTCGAGGCCGGCTGCGAGGCTTCGCATGGTTCGTTGCACTTCGTTGCGTTCTTCGGCGGCGAAGGGTCCGTTTTGCAGTCTCATGGCGACGTAGATTCTCCATCTGTCGTTGGCTTCATTGGTTGCAACGATTTCGTGCACGATGGCGGCGGAGTAGAATACGGCATGCAGGGGTGGTACGAGTGCTCTGGTTCTGCTGCTTCTGTATTGATCGAGTATGGGGCTTTGTAGGTCTCCGTAGATGGTTGTGTCTTGCAGGTTTACGTTGGCGTGTGATCCTGCCCAGCAGTCGAAGGTGTCGTCCACGTTGCTGGCGTTGACCCATCCTCGTACGAGGCAGAAGGGGTCGCCTCCGTTTTCGACGATGCACTGTGCTCGTTGTCGGCGCGGTTTTGTGCTGGAGCTTCCGAAGGCTTGCGTTCCTTTGGGTCGGTGTACGACGTGGTCGAAGGCGGCGTGCGCGTGCGTGTAGTTTAAGTTGCATGCGACAGGCAGTAGGGCTGCGAGCGCCGCCATGCGGATTGCGCGTACGGTGTGGTTATGGTAAGCGCCGGGGTTGGGCAGCAGTCCGGACGTGAGAAGCGTCAGCAGTCCGTTGGAGGGGTCAATGTATTCGGGGAATCTGCTCTTTTCATCGTTGAGTCGTTGCACGATGTCTTCGGCGGAGATCGGGTAGAGTAGCGGTCGCAAGTCGATGATGACGAAGCCTCTGTCGCGCAATCTTTGCGCCATCGCGGGTCCGTCGCGCGCGTTGGCCATGGCGAGCGGATCTTGTGCGACGCGACGAACGACTCTTCTGGCGGGCGCCGCCATGTTGGAATGTATCGATCTTCTTCTTCTTCTTTTTGATTTTAGGTGACACTTCTGCAATGTGCAAAGTGTGTCGGTCAAGTTGCACTCGTCGTATTGGAGCGGACGTTTCGAGGACCGACACGCGTAGCTAAGATGAAACGTCGTGGAAATCGCGACGCAATGCGACTTGGTACGTCAGGTTTGAATGAGAGAATTTAAGTGTCGAAGACACGTAAAATTCTCGAGTAAAACCTGCCGTACTGAACTGTTCCACAGTGACGTATGCAAGTAAAGCGCTCGGGTCTTTCAGTGTAATTTTGTGGCAGACGCTCAAGGTTTTCGATGGGGTCGTTTGTGCAGGATTACCGTGCGGGTGTCGTTCCGAAGATGCAGTATCGCGACTACGCTACGCCGGGTCGTTGTGCTCCTGCGTGCAAGGCTTCGTGCGACTTGAACAATTCGGACGACGACGCTCGTTGTTATCTTGCGTGCGGTTGTGGTCCTGCTTGGTACGGTTTTGATCGTGTGTATGACACGCCGCACGTACAGCCGGGTATTGATGCGGTTCGTCGTCCGGCTCCGTCGGTTCCTTCTCACTTGTATGGATCTGCGTTGGTGTCGAGTGCGACGCGTCAGGACCCGTCGTCGAAGTGGAGCATGGATGGTCGTTCGTATTTGATGAGTGACTTTGGCGGAGTGGGTGGTCGTCCGTCGGCAAGTCCGGCGTTGGGTCCTGCGTGGTTCAATTCGGAGCGTCGATCGATTGTTGACTTTGCGCGCGAGTTTCCGGACAAGCCTTTGTCGCGCCAGATGCCTCCTCCCGGGCAGCCTCGCATTGATTGGGTGGCGGGTGACGAAAACATAGACTATTTGCTGGACACGCAAACGATGGCTCCGGAGTTTCGTGCGTTTGCGGGGTTGTGAGCCTATGGTAAACCCCAAGTATCGTTGCGCATTGGTGTAAGGTTATTTCATGAATCCGAGCCCCTCAAGCGCCTTTGCCCCGTTGCACGCCAAGGTGGAGGCGACGCGCGCGACGGTGGCAGATTCGATTGAGCGCGCGTTGGAAAACACAGCCAAGTTGGAGCACATTGAGGCTCAGAGCGTGCAGTTGGAGGCGACGACGAGTACGTTTCGGAAGGAGAGCGCCTCTTTGCAGCGCAAGTTGTTTTGGAAGAATGTGCAGATGAAAGTGGCGATCGGTGCGGGCATTCTAATGTTGTTGGGCGCCATTGTGGGTGTTGCGTTCGCGATGGCTTCTTCCTAGCGTGAGACATTTGTTTCTCCCTTGCATGTTGTATAACCGAAATGTTAAACCCCCAACGATAAGTCTATGCCGGTGCGTCGTGTTTTGAGCGGACCTTTTGAGGACAGAAAGTTCCGCAGCGAAGAGTCGGTGTCGTCGAAGCCTCGTCCGCCGCCGCTCGTGTTGCCTCGCGTTGCAGCTGTCGTTTCGGAATCGACTCCAGACAGATTGCTTCGAGTGCAGATGCTCTCCATGTTTGGTAGCGAGCGATCCCCGAATCATTTGACGCCATCGTCGGCCGACCCTTATGCGATGATACAGCCGACTTCATCGGATTCGCGTGCTGCGTCTAAGTCGATCTCTTGACAAGGATCAGTCCGCGATAGAAGCGCGCAAAGTTTGCCATGTCGCTCACGTCGGCATGAGCTCCGCGCGCGCTGTGTGTGGATCCATCCAGCGCACCTTTGAGTACGCGCCTTGCCTGTGTTGCGTCGATTTTCGCGTGTCGCACGGGAAGATCGATGAGTCGTACAATTCTCAGAAGTTCCAGTTGGTGAGTTCTCGCGATGCGTACGAGTTCGCGTACGCGCACGGTGTATTCGACGGCGTCGTCGACGGATCCTTGCATGGAGAATGTGTACGGAACGCCGCTTTGCGTGCGTGCATCTTGCGCTCTCTGTGTTCCATCGAATCGCACGACGGTGGATCCTTGAAGGAAGGAGTATTCCGTTTGTGTCTGTTCGGTGGATCCGTGCAGCATCGCTTGTGCGTCAAAGTACGTGACGACGCAGACGCCTCCTTCCTGCAGTATTTCGGCGACGTTGCTGCACCAGTTGTGTAGAATGTCGTTCGACTTCCACATGTAGTGGAACGCCATTTGCATGGAGACGACGTGTGCGGGTCCGTCGGGTGTGAGAGCTTCGATATCTTGTTTGGCAAGTTTGGACCCGACGTCGGCGCACACGAAGCGTCGATCATCATCTCCGACCATGTGTGCTGTGCGGTGTTGCAGGAATCGTTGGTGTGCGACGCGCAGTGACGCTTCTGACACATCTGCTCCTCGCCAATCGACGGTACAATCCATGCTGGCAGCGATGGCGTTCCATTTGTGCAATTCACCCCCTTTTCCGCACGCGAGTTCGATGACGCGCAGCGTGCTTTGCGGCGCCAGGTGCGTCAATTGCGCGGTGTACTGCAGTAGATAGTTTTTGGCTGCATTGTTCCATGCGCGCGCGAGTGCAGTGTGGTTGCATCTAGACTGTTCTGCGACTCGGTCGTACGCGTCAGCCACGAGTCGAACTCCGTGCTCCATGTCGGCCCGTCGCTCGTGACGCGCCGATGTCTGGGTTCACGGTGTCGAAAGCGTCCTTTCTTGCGTGCGTTCAAAGTTTGTATGTGAGCGGGGAGGATTTATATTTGTGTTTTGGGGGGCGGGTGAATTTGCGTCTGTAATAAAGTAAATAGTGGATTTCATAGACGTAGCATGTTGCGCTCCTTTGTGACGGACGGCAGAATGCCCAGTGATGAGCAGCAGCAGCAACAGCAGCAGCAGCACCCGCAACAGCAGATGCAGATGCAGCAACAGTCTCCGCATCTGGTGAATGTGGTTCCGACGTCGCGAACTCCGGCGCCTCAGATGGCGCCGGTGGCGATGGCTCCTCAGATGATGGCGATGCAGCAGGCTCAGCAGCCTCAGCAGTTGACGATGCAGGAGTCTTTGCAGCAGAAGCTGTCCAAGAAGCACGTGAAGATTGGTTTGTTGTTGGCGATCGTGGCGATTGCTGCGATCGGTTTCTTTGCGCACCGCAAGTACAAGAAGAATCAGGAGCGTCGTCGCGCGGAGTCTGCGGCTCGCATGCGTGTGGCGAACGATGCGTTTGATCGTGTTCGCAGTCAGCAGGCGGTTTCTGCCCCCGTTGCGCCCGTTTCTCTTCCTGCGGCGGCGCCCGCGATGTCGGCGCGCGAGCGTCTTGCGGCGATCGCTCGTGCTCAGCAAGCTCGTCAGCCTCGTGTTCCGGCTCCGCTTCCTTCCGTGCCGTCGTATCGAAGCGACGCAAAGGTTGCGGAGGAGGTTGATGAGTCTGTGCATCCCCAGGAGATTCCTGTGGATTACGAGGAGAGGGATGTGGAGTCTTTGCAAGCGCCCGCTTCGTTGGAGGAGGAACAGGTGGATGAGAATGGCATTCCGTTGTCGATCGATATTCCGACGACGGTGGCTCCGCAGGGTGTGGTTCAGTTCCCGTCCGCCCCGCCTCCGATTGATGATTAGAGGTGAGCGATGCGGTGCGTGTGAAATCTCATTGTCTTTCTTGAAATGTTCGTTTCGAGTGAGGTGCGCTTCACGAATGATTGGCTTCCATGCGTCGTATTGGAGCGGCACCTTGGAGAACCGACACGCGAAGCTAGGATAAAGAGTCCGAGCTACTCCCAAGCGACGTTTGGATCGATTGTGTATCTTACGATTCAGTGTACGTTGATACTTCTGTCGATGTTTCGGTGGAAGTTTGAGGTACAGGAGACGGTCCCTCGCTTTGCTTTGTGAATTCTTCAGTAAAAATCTTGAAATACCCTATGCTTCGACCTCCAATCATGTATTCCAAATACTCGGCGATTTCTTCATGCGTAAGGTCGCCGTTGACCTTGAAGCTATTCTGTGCGACGCGTTCAGCTTCGTTCCAAAGCGTCGGGCATTCTGACTGTACAAACTGCAGCGCCTGTGGGTCCATAGCTTCGTGGTGTGCGTACCGATGGTAAATGCGCATTTGACTAATTTCGAAATCGCAGTTATGCTGGAATAATGTTTGACGAAGGATGCTGAGGTAGCACAGCAGATAGTGGCCAAGCACCGCGTAGGAAGAAAGGGACAGATTCAGTGGAGTTACAAAGTGTTGTCCGGGTCTCGTACGACTCCTAAAGTAGGAATATGTTGCGTCAAACACGTCCGATAACTCCAGACTGATTGTTTCAGCCTGTTGGATCAGCGAGAAACGCTCGTCGCGCTGCGCTGAAAACCGTTGCGGGTCCAGCTCGATCTCCAGGAATTCCGCAACGAGGTCGTTCACTCTGCAGAGAGCCCTTCTCAGCGCGAGGTGCATGCTGGTCTGGAATTCGAAGCCGTAGGGTCTGAGAAGGTCGTTCAACTGCCGGATCTTGGCGATGCGTTCATCGACTTCGGAAGGTCCCCAGATTCCGTCGGTCATATTGCGGCTAGTGTTTTCGTCGACTCGGATGAGGAACTGGATGATGTCTTCGATGTCGGCGCGTTCGCGTTCGTCTTGCACCAGCTCCGGTCTTGCATCGACGTTGCGTCTCCGCTCCGCTCCTTCTCCGCCTGCGAAGGCCATGGTGAGGGGCTTTGATTTCTGCGGATGTGCAATCGTGGTTCCGCGACTTTTCGCGGAACGTACTTGAACCTACAAGGTATTGCGATATACGCTTTTGAGTGAAAAATTCATCATGATTATAACCGTAGCGAGGCGAGATGACGCAAGAGGTGTGTTGGGGTAGAGAGATCCATGTGATCTTCGTTTTTTGCGCGGTTCGCATCTGTGTTCCATACCAGATCTATCCTTCGGTGGGAAACGATGTTTCGGTCAATGCTTCAACAGAAGTTTGAGGTACAGGAGACGGTCCTTCGCTATGCTTCGTGACTTCTTCAACGATGTATCTGAACAATCCGATGTTTTTAGCGCCAAACATGTAGTCCAAAGACTCGTCGATCTCTTCCTGCGTCAGGTCGCCGTTGACCTCGAAGCTATTCTGTGCGACGCCTTCTGCTTCGATC